TGCGCGAAATGAACCAATTAAAAGCCGACGCTGAAAACGCGCGCATATGGGGCATCAGCCGCGCACATTCTGTGCTGATGCGCAGGATTAATGACAGCAGACCCGGCGCGCCATCAATCGTTATTACGCACCCAGAGCTAGTACTTGGCGATCGAGCGCAAACCGTGCTGGCGTTCTGGCGTCATCTTGACACGATGACCGATGTCGCACGGGACGCCGCATGGAACGCCGCACGGGACGCCGCATGGAACGCCGCAGGGGACGCCGCATGGAACGCCGCATGGAACGCCGCAGGGGACGCCGCATGGGCCACGAACGAAATCCAAGGCGCTGCATGGGCCACGAACGAAATCCAAGGCGCTGCAATTATGCGAAAGAAAGGCCAACCGTTTTACTTTCTGCCACTGTTTGGCTTTGCCGATCCTGATGCCGTACTCGCAACGTAAGGAAACGAACGACGCGTCATTAACACACCACCACGCGCCGCACGGCAACGGATGTTAGAGACCCAACCGTAACGTCGAAACAGGCGCGATGTACACACGCGCCTGTCTGGCAGGGGTTAGCCGCCCGCCACTGATGAGACCGGCTATACGAGAGGATATCCCGTCATGCTCTACGCTGTAACCGTCACCACCGCTACCATTGCCCTCTACGCGCTTATCGCCCGCATGGCCTGGCGCGCCGTATCAAAAGCAAACCCAAAGGATGTAAAATGAACGCTAGAACACCGATTGCTATTGACCCCTCGCACGGCGCAGTGGCCTGCGCCGCCGCAATGGATGATGCGGACAAGGCCTACGGCGCCGCAATGGATGATGCGGACAAGGCCTACGACGCCGCAATGGCTGAGCCGCGCGAGGCCTACGACGCCGCAATGGATGATGCGGACAAGGCCTACGCCGCCGCTAAGGCTGATGCGGACAAGGCCTACGACGCCGCCGCCCGCGCCGCCGCCGCCACGCTGTAATTTAGAAAGGGGAACCCTACCATGACACACGACAGAAACTATTGGCGCGCGTCACCCAACGCTGCTTTGATTATCGCCGCTCGCGATAGCCGCGATGAACTAGCGTTAGCTTTAGGCGAACGCCTGGAGGACATCGCCGCCGAACTAGCAAGAGTCGATCTATACGTCACCCAGTTGGAATTGGACCATGAGAAACGCGGATGCACGATAGAAGATTTGGAAAATGAAATTGAGTTGGTTCATCTTGATAACGCGGCGCAAGCCGTCGAGATCAGCGACCTACTTGACGATTTATCCGCGGCGCGCGGTTAACATGATGTCGCTGCTTATCGCCCTAATTTTGGGGCTGCTTTGCCTAACAATAGAGGATTGACCCATGACATACGATGAAAGTATTGCCGCCGCCGCGCTGTTTGAACGGCGCGACGCTTGCGCCGCGCAGATGTGCGAGATCGACGCCGAACTGGCGTATATGCGCGGCGCCTATATGCGCGCGGAACGCCTGTGGGGCTTGCGCATGGAGGCGTTTAGGCGCGCGATTCAGGTCGTGCAAGACAGCGAATAGGGGCCGTTACTACCAAGACGATAAAAAAGCCCCCGGCAAGCAATTGCCGGGGGCTTATTCATGTGCGCGAGGAGGGGAAACCTGCGCTAACGCATATTTATAACCTTTCCATCTGCCGATGCAACCCCTTCGACAATTCGGCGCAACTCGGACTTAGCCATACCGGCCATCTCCGGCGCGGCGAAAACATGTTTCTTGGTCTGGTAGTCTACCGACCCCAGCCGCCCCACATCGACCCAACCAGCCTCTTTCAGCGCGTGCAGCAGCGCCGCCTGCGGCACCTTCGTGCCTGGAGGGACGTGACCCGATGCGATAGTATCGCACAGCTTATGAAACGGCCCGCCAACGACGCCAGGCGCAAACGGCCCCACACGCTTCTTCATCAACTCGACCAAGAACGATTCCGCAACCGATAGGCCATGCTCGACCATGTTCATCTTCCACTCAGTCACGGGCGGGGCCACCGCCGGGTTAAACCGCGCCACATCGCGCTGCCAGAGCCAAGCGGCGATCTTTTCATATCCGCCGTGCTTATACCAACGCCATAGCGCCGTCGCGGCGTCTTCATCCATGCGCGGTGCGCGTGACCAGACGCAAAACCACCGCCGATCCTGCGATGGTATCGTGATAGGCAACGGGTCATTGGTAAATGCTATGACCTGCAGCCGGTTCAGCATCTCATATGGGTGCAGCCCCTTGCGGTTGATCAACAGTGTTTCTGGCGGCGCAGCGATTATGGGCTTCAGCTTATTTGATAACGCCCGCCGTTCGCGCGCGTCACTTTCTCTTAGTTCGTTTAGAATAACCACCTCGGCTTCCAAAGCGTAGCCCCATTGACTATCTAGCCCACCAGCCTCAATCACCGACCTATTGTGCTGGTGAATCCCGCCAACAGCCCATAAAAACGGCGCCCAAAACGTATCTTTTCCGCTGCCTTCATCGCCGCCATGCAGGACCGCGTGATTGATTTTAACATTCGGGTTCTGAATCTTGAACGCCATGACATTCAAAATATGGTTCAATTCGGTTTGATCTGGCACCAAATTGTTACCATGTTCGAGCCATTGCGACACGTCCATATCAGTCATCGCGTCGCTTTCAGCCATGTCTGGCCGCGCGTTAACCCAGCGGTTGCCGTAGGCCAGGCCGTCCCGGGATACAAAAACACCCTCGCCGGCTGCATAGGTCACGCCGACCAGCGCCGCTGCGCCATACTCTTGCCGCCGCTCGTCAAAATAGACGCTGGCGGCAACGCGGTTTTTATTGTTGTGGATCGACCGGCAGTCGATGTGCCGAAACAGCGCGTTAAACACGTTGCGCGGCACCTCCCGGCGCGTCACCATATCAAAATAGCTATCATCCGATTGGACGTAAGCGAACCGATCAAACCATTCTGATTTTTCGGCCCTGCCCGCCTCTTTGCGCTCGACCTCGCGAACACGCGCCGCGGCTTCATCCGGGAAATCCGCTGTTGGCGTGATCTTGGACGCCATACGCTGCATGACTTCGGCCATCAGTTCGTCGCGCAGCCCCGGCGTTACCCGTGGTCCACCGTTGTCCGCAACCCAATCCAGAAACGTCTTGCTGCTGATCTCTTGGCAGTGGCCGTGGTAGCAGCAATAGGAGCGGTCCAGAGGCTTGTAACGGCCCTCGACGTTGCCGTCCGTGTGCCGCGCGCTGTTCGGGCAGACAACGCCGCACCACCCTTCGTGGTTAACGTGACTGAGCACCAGCGCCTGCTCCGACAACCACGCCAGCACGTTGTCTTGGCCGGTGTCTCGGATGCGTATGGACGAATAGGTCGCCGTGTCGGCTTCGTCTGGCTCGACGCCTAGCGCCTCGCAGATAGCATTTAGCGTATACTCACGCTTGGGGTGAAACTCGACCAGACGCGCCGCGAAGTTGCCGCGGCCCTGCTTCAGGTTGACGCTGCCGGGGATGCGGCAGTTGCGAACGGGGTTAGTCGCGCCTGGGTCAGTGTAACCCGCCGCCGCGATAGCCTTAATGGCCGCGCTAAAGTTGCCCTTAGTTGGTTGCTCAACGAAAGCGTAGCCCCACTGAAACGATCCAGCGCTGGTCTCCATAATCCATGTCGGGTCTAACGGCGGCGTTTTTGACTTTGTGCCGATGTCGTCAAGCATCATAAACAAAACATACTCGACGTTCTCACGTTTCGCGGCGGGTTTGCCGTCTATAAACCGGTCTACGATAAACGACCCAGTGTTGACGTACCAAGCCTCACTCGGCTTGATGCGCGCCTTGTCTGGGAGATACGCGGGGAACGTCGCCTTTGGCACTCCGTCGCCGTGAAAAACAATATCGCCGTTCTCGCGCTTAGGTTTTTGGTGCAGCAGCAGCGCTGTCTCGCCTTGCTCAAACGCCAAACCGGTAACGTAATCGATAAACTCGTGGCTCTCGTCGTTCATTAGTTTTCCCCTTAGCCTTTGCCGTAACGGGCCATAATGGCGACTTCCGCGTTCAGCGGCAGACCCATCGCCCACGTTGGCGGTGTGCACATGATCTCAACCAGCCGCTGCGCGGCGTGATCGGCCTGTGCTTCCGGTACTTCCAGCACGATTTCATCGTGAACGTGCAGAACCACCTCGAAACCTTCTTCTTCCAGCCGCCGCAGTGCATGACGCAGCAGGTCATTGGCCATAGATTGCGTAACATTCTCACACGGAATTCCAAACCACAACCGCGCCCTTGGCCATTCCTTCGCATCAGCGGCAGGCTTCCAAGCCGCCTTGGCGTAGGTCAAATTGCCTTCGTCGTCGAAGCGGGCAAAAGGATAGCACAGCACGCGGCCTGACGGCAGAATATACCAAAGGTGCTGCTTGTCGTAGACATAGGTCACCCGGCCAGCGCCAAACTCCTGCCCGGGGTTACGCATTGCCGCCATGTAAGCGCGCTCCAGCCCCGACCAATAAGGTTCAGCCCAACTATTTGCGCGGCGCCATGCGCCTACCATCCGCCGGCTGTCGTTCTCGGGCAAGACGACGTTATAGATGCGGCCCATGCTGGCGAACGCACCCACACCACCCCCAAAACCACAACTTAATTCCTGCACCTTCCCGATCTGGCGCTGGTCCTTATCCACGTCAGCGTAAGCGACCTGAAACGTCGCTGCGGCGTTGTGCTTGTACACGTCCTCGCCGCGCTCAAAGATTGCCAGCTTCGCGGCCCCGCTGTTGGTGTTCGACGCCCACGGCGTTACCCGTGCTTCGACCGAAGCCCAGTCGGCCACGACCAACACCTTACCGGGTGCGGCCAACATCGACGGGCGCAGCATACCCTTCAACACGTCTGTCGTTCGCTTGCCGAACTGCGGCACAATCTGATGGCCGCGCACCATCGCCTGGCGCGTCAGTGCAGGGTCGGCAGCACACCGTCGTGGAAAGTTGTGGACCTGTAACCCGAATGATGAAGCGCGGCCAGTAGCACTGCCTCCAGCGAAAACAAACGCGCCTCTAACTCGGCTATCATCGTCGTCTGCCAGCGCAGCCGCGCGTGCAAACTTTGCGACTGACGACGCCCACAGGTCGTCCGCACACTGAATGACTTCTGCAACGTCCGCCGGGACTTCATCTGAATTCTCCTCGGCCAACACCAATAGATTAGCGCGCACGTTCTTGTCGATGGACAGTTTAGCTTCGCCGTCCTTATGTATGGTGGCGATCTTCAGTGCTTCGGGGCCAACCCGGTCTAACACCCATTTACGCATCTTGGGGCTACGCACGGATGTGACCGCACCATGGGTAATCTCGCGGACAAGGCCCTGTATCTCTACCGTCTCGGTGCTGGCGTAACGCACCGCCGCCAGCGCCAGCGGCCTGTCCAGCAGCACGCCCCGGTCGTTGATGCGTTCGTTAACGTGATAGTCGCGGAATTCGTCGGCAGACAGAGGCCGCATAGCTTGACTGACTGACCGCATGGCGCGGACATCTTGCTCGCAATACGCCACCATTTCCGTCATCAGGTCGGGGTCGCTGCGAAAGCTGCCGTCGCCTTGCGGGACAGACAGCGACCGAATCAGTTGGCTACCCCGATGATCTTTGCGCATCCCCGCGCCAGCAAAGCGACCTACATCCCCTAGACTACCCGGCGCGCAGTTGGCGCGGGCTTGCGTGGCTGTGCAGTAGAACTGCTCAAGCGCAAAATCGTTCTGTAGAACATACCAAAACACCAGCCGCTCGAACGCAGCGTTGTGTGCGTAAATCAGGCCGGTATGCTCGCGCACCTCGTTCGGGAAAGGTTGCCCTGGCAACCACGTCCGCACGGCGTCATCTTCAAAGGCGTAGGACATGCATAGCACGTCGGTGCTGGCGTCCTGCGCGTAGTTGTAAACGCCCTTGCTACGGAGGTCGCAGCGGCTGCGCGTCTCAAAGTCAATCCAAAGAATAGCCACAAAAGCCCCTCTTTCGCTACTCGCCGGGACGGTTTGCACCGCCCCGGCTTTCGCGCCCCTTTAGGCTGCTACGCGGCGGGTGCGGCGGGCAGGGGCGGGTGCCTCGTCTTCAGCTTCAACTTCCGGCGAAGCGTCAGCGCCCATACCAATCCACTTAACAATGTCAAAGACAGGCGTGTAAATGCGGCCATAGGACTTGTGCTGGTAATGCTCCTTCTTGAAGCGCACTACCGGCACCGGCTTGGACTGGTCCTTGTCCACCTGTTCGGCGATAGCAATCGCCAACGCCTGTACGGCCTTTTTACCGCCGACCGAAGTAGCCGCGTAGCGGACTTGCAGACCCTCGTCCTCGCCAGAAGTGCAGGCCAGCGACATTCCGACTTGCATCTCCCAACCGCGCTTGGCCGCAGCAGGCGCTGCGTCACGGTCTGGCAGTGGCTCGGATACACTGGCCATTGTCTCGGCCAGCACTTCCCCGTCACCCCAAGCGATATAGCCGTGAACGAACGAGAACGGATTGACCGCCCACAGGCTGTCATCCTCAACTTCGGTCTGGTCAGCACCGAACACCCAATGGCCCGTTTTATCCATCTTGAGGATAATACCGTTGGAACTGGCGCCCGTGCTGGCAGCGACAGAACGCAGAGCCGAGGCCAGAGACTTAACCGACGGCAGATTTGCGCCGCCGAATGCAGTGATATTTGACATGATAGTGTGTTCCTTTGTTACTGGATTTTGGCCATTGCCTTCGACAGCATATGACCGATTTGCAACACTGACGGGCGCGGGTCGCTATCCGGCACGAGAGTGCTACCACTGGAGACGGCGACCACAAGGTCATCCGGCAATTTCTGTTTTGTCGCCTTGAGTTCTTTCTCAACGACAGCAGGTGATTTAAGTTTTGGCTCCTGTAGCGGGTATATGCCCCGCGCCTCCAACCATGCGTCGGCCTTGTCCTCGTCGGCCCACTGGCGGGTCGCGCGCTTGTTGACCAGCTTGTAGCCCGGCACCGCGCGCCCGTCTTCAATCATCTGATGCGCCAGCGCCTGCAAACTCTTGATGAAGTCTTCGACCAGCGGCACCTGTTCAAGATAGCGCGCGATTTGATCGACAGGCACCGCGTCCAGCTTGGCTTTGGCAATGCGGTCGAGCGCGCCAGTCATCAAGGGGCAAATTGGCTTGGCGGCGCACCACTTGCAATGGTCGCCCGACGCCAGCGGCGCGTCTGGCTGCTTGGCCTGTTTGACCGCAGCGGCCAGTTCAGCTTCAAAACGCTTGATGCGCTCGGTTGACGTAACCCAACGCTGGACGCCCGGAGGCTGAACGATAATAAGTTCAATATCAGCCGCACCGTCAAACGCCCATGCCAGCGAGGGCGTCCGCATCGCAGCCGCCGCGTAAAACATCAGTTGCTCGTTTTCCTCCGCTTGAACAAAAACGCCGCTACCAAACTTCCAATCCAGTACAATAGCCCTGCTGCCAATACGACCGATAACATCGGCAGAACCAAACACACCCGGCAAAAAGTCACCAAATCCGACGTCGGATTCAACCGCATATTCCATCTCCTGCGCGGGGTCTACCTCGCAAAGCGCGTCAAGCGCGGGCATCAGCTTATCATTAATCAGGTCTTGCGTCATTTCCGCCTGCCCGTGCCTGCGGCCAAGAAACGCTGCGGGGGTGACGTCACCATCCAATATCTCGGCAATGGCGTTGTGCAGCATCGTGCCTTCGTCGGCGTAACTGCTGCTGGGTTGGGGCGGCATCTTATCCACCAGCGCCACACTGCCAGGGCAGTTGATGACGCGCTTGGCGGTCGAGCCGCCGACGATACGACTGTGTTGCATAATGTACCTCATTTCACTGTTTGGGACGCCCAACATACACGTCACAAAAATGTATGCAAGGCTTGATATGCAAAAAATTTTGGCGTAGCAAAATGACATGACCGAGAAAGCGATCGAGGCGTATTTCGTCAAGCGTGTGAAGGCGCTGGGTGGAGTGGCGTATAAGTTTCGCAGCGTGACGCAGCGCGGCGTGTGCGACCGCATCGCTTGTATGCCTGACGGCAGCACGTGGTTTGTTGAGTTGAAGAAACCCGGCGGGCGGCTGTCGCCGTTGCAAGAAGTGTTTGCGGAACAGATGGCAGCGACTGGCCAGCACTACGCCGTGCTGTGGTCGCTTGAGGATGTGGACGCATGGGGTTGAAACTGCGCCCCTATCAGGACGACGCGGCAGACTTCCTGTACGCGCGCGACCGCGCCATGATTCTTGCGCCTGTCGGCGCTGGCAAGACAGCAATTACGCTGACAGCCATGCAGGCGATGCTGAACGACGGCCACGTTAAACGCTGGCTTGTGGTCGCGCCCAAGCGCGTCTGCACTGACGTTTGGCCGGTCGAAGCGCCGAAGTGGTCTGGCATCACTCCAGCGCTTGCCGTCGGGAATCCTGCCCAACGCGCCGCGGCCATCCAAAGCGATGCCAGGGTTGTCATTATTAACTACGACAACCTTGACAAGCTAGATGATTTGTCAGGCTTTGACGGAATTGTGTTTGATGAACTAACGCGGTTGAAGAACCCGGCGGGTAAACGCTTCAAGGCGCTGGAGAAGCTACTGGCGCCGGTTCGCGTGCGCTGGGGGCTGACAGGCTCGTTCACCTCGAACGGCCTTGAGGATGTGTTCGGCCAGTGCAAGATCGTCGAGCAGGCGTTGCTGGGCCGCGCCAAGGGCGCGTTTCTCCAGCAATACTTTCACTGCATCAACCGCGACTTCGGCCAGTGGACACCTGCGCCGGGCGCGCTGGAGCAGGTAATGGCGCGCATACGCCCGGCGACGTTTGTGCTGGAGCCTGGCGAATACAGCGACAAGCTGCCGCCGTGCCATGTCGTTGAGGTGCGCTGCCAGTTTGACGACAGCAAGCCATACGAGAAGATGAAGAAAGATTATGTCGTTCGGTTCGGCGGCGATACTACTGTGATTGCCCAGAACGCCGCTGCCGTGACGACCAAGCTTCAACAAATGTCTAGCGGGTTTGTTTATGACCGCGAGAACGGCGGGTCGGTCTGGTTCAGCAGCCATAAGTTTGACCGGCTAGAGGAACTGCTGGCGGAAAACCAGCGGGCCAACACCATAATTTTTTACACTTTTCAAGAGGAATTGGCTGAACTTCGCCGCCGTTACCCGGATTTGCAGACGTTAGACGACGATAACGCTATTGAACGGTGGAATTGCGGCAAAATACCTTTGCTTGCAGCGCACCCTAAAAGCGCACAATATGGGTTGAATTTGCAGTTCGGCGGTAACATGATGGTGTTTCTGTCGCTGCCTTGGAGCCTTGTTGATTTTGAACAAGCGATAGGGCGTATTCATCGTAGCGGGCAAACCCGCGATGTGTGGGTGTATTTGATGATAACGGAAAAAACCATAGACGACCGGATATTAGCTGCGTTGCGTGAGAAACGAAAAGTGTCTGATTTAGCTATGGATGAGCTACATGATCGGTGAAACGCGGAACACGGAGAATCACAGCACAAACAAAACAGGTATACGCGGCGTTTCGTGGAGCAAAGCTAAACAAAAATGGCGCGCGGCTATTTACGTCGATAACAAGCAGAAACACATTGGGTATTTTGACAGCATAGATGCGGCGGCAAAAGCGCGAAAAGCATCTGAAGAAAGGTATTGGGATGGTTAAACTTGATTGGCGCACAATGATTGCAAGCTTAGGTGAGATGACCGAGGAACAGGTCAAGGCGCATCTTGACGCCGAAGTGAGCCAACACAAGCGCCCGGTGTTTCTGCGCCGTTTGCACCAGCGTTATTCGTCGCTGCGCACCATGCGCGAGCGCGGCGAATTGATGCTTGAGATCAGCAAGTGAGCGACCCTATCAACCCCGACCACTACAAAATCGGCGGGATTGAGACAATCGACTTCCTTCAGGCGAAGCTGACGCAGGAGGAGTTTCGCGGCTATTTGCGCGGCAACGTCATAAAATACCTAAGCCGCCTTGGCCATAAGGACATGACGTTTCAGGAGCTTGGCAAGGCTATTTGGTATCTGCAACGCCTACAGGGCAGTCTTGTTCACAAAGACATACCCAACGGCTATTGTGAGCCTCTACCGCTGCAACTGTGACCGGTGTATCTTTGGCGCTATCGTAGCCAATCGGCTTGGCGATGGCGCAGTAGCTATTGACCGGCGCGGTCAAAGCGGTTGCGCAGCCGCTCATCGCGCACAGGGTCAGGCACAGCCACAGCGGCCTCGCCCAGATCAATCTGACGCTGCACGACATCTTCGGCTTCCTTCGCTGCCTCCTGCCGTCCCTGCTGCCTCCATTGCTCTTTGTCGAGGTAGGCGAATAGCCGTTCGACGAGAGCCAGCAGGGACGACAGTAACCGAATCACTTGGCGCGTTCGCCCAAGACAACCGCAATCAGGCCAGCGATGCCGGCTAGCGCCGCCGAGGCTGCGGCGTAGAGTTCGCCCGACACGCCGAGCGCCAAAGCAAGACCCGACAACCCTGCGTAGGTCGAAGGCTCCTTGAGCCGGTTTAGAACAAAATTAACAAAATTCATGACTACTTCTCCTTTGGGTATTGCTTCCAAGGCAGTTCCCAATGTGGACCATCCTTGAAAGTCCGCCAATCCCCGCCCCAAGTGACGGGAACTTTTTCATACGCCGCAGCAGCTTTCACAATCGCGGCTAGTTGGTGATACAATGGCCAGTCCCAGCGCACGGTGCCGCCGATCATCGGCGCCAGATCGACGGCGTGGCCGGTCAGGTGCCGCGAGTTTAGCGTCTTGGTCGCGCCTTGCGCCATCAACGCATGCTGCCGCGCGACCGTCCGCAGACCTTCCAACACGGTGAAGTCCAGACTGGACATGGCAGCAGCGCGCTTCACGACACGCACCAGATCGGGACGCACGTCTACCAAGCGAGATAGCGACCGAGGGCCAAGCATGATACTCATCAATTCAGCTTCAGCACGATGGCGAGCAATAGCATGATAATTGTTCCTGCTACGGTGATTGCAACAGTTTCCATACGTTTTAAACGCGCGCAAAGACCCTCATATCTAAGCGCGCAAATCTGTTCGTGGGTCTCCATACGGGCTTCATTCTTGTCCACTGTTGTCACTGGTTAAAACCCTTTAGAAGCGATTGCGTCATTGCGTTACGCATGGCCGGAGACAAACGGCTTACGATTTCGTCCGCATGAAATGATGTCGGGTATTGGTTTAGTAACGCCAGCGCATTTGGTCCTGACAACATTCCTTGCGCTAATTCTTGCCGAACTTTTGGGGCAAGGGTATTGGATATTGCCGTTTGTGCGGAATCAGCCGCAATTCGCGCGGGTGGAAACGCAGCTAAACCAAATCGAGTTAGATTGCGTGCCACCATAGGACGCTCGCGCCCAATCAACGTCGTCGCCGCGTCTTGCCCTTCGTTAGCCAGTTGTCCCATACGGTCTAAAACCGACATCTCATCCGCGGATGTTTTCAACGCTTTATAACGATTTGGGTCGGCTAACGCCATGCCTCCAATGTCGTATTGACCCGTACCCATTACGTCTTCTACCATTTTAGGGCGCTCACCGCGCATCAGCGCCATAAACTCGTTTGGCGATTCTTTTGCGAGTTGCGCTGCTTTGGCGCCTAACTCTTGACGGTTGACTGCTTCAAAGCCTTGCCGCGTGCGGACTAAATAGTCTTTCCAGTTTGCGCCCCCCGCGCTTTCAATGGCGTCGTCTATCATGGGACGCAGACTGGTCAAAAGTGACGCCGTGCGCTCTTTGGTGCCTGATGATGGTTGCGCGCGTGCGCCGAGCAGACGGTCTACAATGTCGTTCAAGCCTGTCTTACGTAGCTGGTATAGGTCACGGGCGTCGATGACGCCGTTTTCGTTTGCCAAACTTTCAAGTTTGTTGGCCAGCTTTACCAAAGTGCCTCGCTGAAGGTCGTCGGCGCGTGTGCCTGGCTGGCCCGCCATACTGCGAATCTGCTGCACGATAGGCATGACCCGCAACGGCGTCATGCCCTGCGCGGCCAAATTAGCAACATGATCTTCCATGTCAGCCGCCTGCTGGCGCAAACCAATGGCGCCCTGCGAGGCTTGTTCGCCGCGTTGCGTCATCGCGCCAGCAACGCCGCGTTCACGATTGATAGCCGCCGGGTCAAACGCGTCTCCAAGGTCGTCAGCTTGCCCCAGTCGCGTCTCCGCGCGTTCTGCGCCAAACGTCATGCGGCGGGCCAATCCAGATTGTTCGTCCGCAAGGGCCAACGCGCGCTGCGCCAGTTGTTCCGCTGCGGGCACTTCTGCGCCTGCGACGTTAGCCCGCGCCAGCGCGGCGTCGCGCTGCCCTCCTGTGGCATCGCTGACAGCGCGGCGGCCAGTCTCCGTCGTTGACCGCGTGGCGGTCGCCGTGCGGCCTCCTGCCGCCTGCGCTAGACGCGCCTCGCGGGTAGCGGCTTGGCTAGCCAACACTCCGGCCACTTGATCGGGTAATGCGCGTTCTACGTCGGCGCCCAGCCCCATAAATATACGGGGTTCAATTCCCGCGCTTAACAGCACTTGCCGCGCCAACCGTTGATCGTCGGGGGGCAAAGCAGCAAACGCCGCGCGGGCCGCGTCGGCGCGGGCACCCAAAGCTTCACGCATAATCTTGGCCGCTTGAACGCGGGGCATTTTAGTGATGTCCGCCACTTTGCCGCCGGTTGCGCGGATCACTTTGGCTACAATTGGCAACCCTGCGCCAAACGCCGCGCCAGTCCCTACATCATCTCCAGTCACCGCCGCGCCGCCGCCGCCTGCGATGGCACCTCCGGCGACACGTTCGGCCAATCCCGCGGCGCGTGCGGTGCGGGTCATTTGGGCTGTCTGCGCGGCGGTGCGCCCCGAGCCAAGCCCACCGCTACCTATGGCTTGGCCCACACGCTCAACCACGCCGCCCACACGCGGGGCAACCGCCGCAAGCGCCCGTCCGCCTTTGGTTACCCCGCCACCGCCGGCAGCGATAACCGGAATAGTTGAAGCGACCTCGCCTACGAATCGGCCACCCCGGTACATCTTGTTTTGCGTGTTTTCACCTGCGTTTAGCATGGCGTTGACATTTTCGTTTGCGCCGGTCGTTAATCCCAGTTTGTCGGTAAGATACGTGCCACCGCGCACCAGCATCCCGGCGGGGTCTCCCGAAGCTACGCCGCGAGCGAAGCCTTTTGTGTAGTTGCCCAATTCGCTCATAAAGGTTGGTTCAGGCTGCGTAGGCGGCGAGGCTTCCGCGCGGCGGCGACGCGCGCGGGCAACCGCCAACGCGCGTTGCTGTTCAATGGTCATTTCTGCCACAGCCGACGCTCCTCTGCGGTCATATATTTCCAATCGTCCGCCGAAAGGCCCTCTGGCGGTTTGGCCACTGGCGTCTTTTGCGCTCCGGCGTTGTTGGCTGACGGCGTTTTAGAAGCGGAGCCTGCGTTACCAAACAATTTTTTTGCGGCGGCGTCTACTTCCGGCGTCCACCCTTTCCCGGCCCGCGATTTTGCGTCTAGCACTAGCTGCGACAAACGCTGGCGTTTGGATTCAATTGCTGCGGGTTCGTCCGAGTACGCGGTGACGTAAGACTCCATCTGGCCTTCAAGCTGCTCTTTGTTATACGCGGCGCCTGTGGCCAGATACAGCAGCGCGTCCAGAATGTCGCGCTGGGCGGCGGAGACAATCTGGCGCTGCGCCCCGCGCGTGAAATTAACCGCGCGCCCGAAAAGCGGCGTGTTGCCAACAAACGCTTCAAAGCCAGAAGGAGCGCCGGCGCTAGGATCTTTTTCTACCGCGGTACTAATTGCCTGCGCGCCGCGCAGCAAACGCTTGATGTTGTAGGTCGATGTTTGCTCCGAACCGGTTAATTCTTTGGGCTTGTCTGCGGTGCCTGTGCCGGGGATAGGCTGGCCCATCCGTACACCGCCGCCAGCGGTTCCGCGCCGCGACGGTTCGACATGAACATGATCGCGTTCAACGATAACATCGAAGCCCTGCGCTTTGAGGGGCTGGAGGCTCGACGCCAATGTCGCCAAGGTCTGTCCTTTGCCTGGCACAAAGTCGCGCGCGTTATCGCTAAGATGCAAGCTGTTGCGGACGCCGCCGACTTCGGCGTTGCGCGCGGGCGTGCGCGCACGACCGCTGACAACAACGCCGGGGTTTAACTGGTTTGCCAGTTGTTCAATTTCTGAACCCCGCGGTGCGCCAGTCGGCGAAGACGCCGTTGTCGGGGGAGCGCCCCCCATACGCTTAGGAACCGGGATAACTTCGCCGTTTGCGCCTTTGACGTAAGTCACCTCTGTCCCCGTATCGGTTTCGGAACCGGGAACAACCGTAGCGTTAGGCGCACCATACGGGTTGGTAGCGATTTGCCGTTTGCCTGTAGACGTCTCTTGGTTCGTTAAAATATTTTTATATCGTTCGTTGGCGTCAATCGTTTTGATACCGGTTTCTTTCCTCCACGCCGCAAATTGCGCCGGGTCTTGAGGCATTGACTTAACAACTTCTCCTAAACCGCCTTGAAATATTGGATCTTGAAATTCAGGCGCTGCTGCAATTCGTTGCGCGTATGCCGTAAATTCTTGCGGCGAATTTGCGTTTGACGCGGCGGTGTAGATAGACGCGGTAAATGCCATTCCAGTTTTAATTTTTTCAGCCGTTGATTTTAATTGGGCTTCACTAACCGCAAAGGGATGCAATTCAGTCTCACGCCCTTCCTTAGCTACAGCGCGGCTGTCCTGCGCTTGCTGAAGCCGCGCGAACTGTTCCGCAGACGCAGCTTGGCGGTCAAGCGCCTGCTGCTGGCGCAGCATGTTAATCATCTGCGCGCCTTGCGCGATAGCGCCCCCAAGGGGGTTGCCTTGCGGTGCGCGGGCCTGGAGCGCAATCATCTGGTTAGCCATTCTTAACCCCCTGCGCCAATAGGTATACCGCCATTGGAATTTAGATATTTCATGTTATTGTCGTAGATTGGTGGTGTGCCGCCCGTTGGCGAACGGTTTAAGTAATTAATTTGCGCCTGCATCAACGGATACGACGCCGCCGCTTGGCCGACACTGTTCAACGCTCCACCCAGCGCGTTCGCGGCGCCAACGTAGCCCGACGCGCGGGCGGCGCCAGCGTTCATCAGGTTGTTAGCTTGATTCTGGCCTTGCTGCCCTGCCGCGCCGGTCAGCGTGTTGGTGGCAGACTGGCCAGAACCCATCAGCGACTGAAGCGGATTTAGCTGGTTGGAACGGTTTACCTGATACCGATTAAAGGCGTTCTGGTATTCTTGGCTGGCCAAGTCCTGCCCGAACCGCTGGATGCCTTTGAGCGTGCCGCCTGACAGCAGCCCGCCGCGCGCCGCCGCGCTGCGCTCCAGCGCCTTCTGACCTTCCGCTTGGCGAAAGGCGTAACCAGGGTCTTGCTGGAAGTCTTGGTTGCCAAAGTCGCGCGCATACTTGCCGAAGTCGGCGCTAGGAGCGCCGGCGCTGGCAGGCAGCGGGTGCTGGGCCATATAGCCCGCGACATCCGTTACGATGTTGCCTTGCGCGTCTTGATAGACAGCGCCGCCGCCGCTCTGGCCACCGTAATCGCCGAACCCGAAGTTAGGTATTTGGACGGGGGTCAGCCCATAGGCCGCAGGGTTGTTAGCCCCGCCGCCAGAAGGCTGCGCGTTAGGGTCTTTTAGCCCCAGCAATTCAAAGATTCGGCTTTGGGCGGTCAATCCGCCTTGGCGGAACGGCTCTTGCAGCGCGGTCTGCTTTTCAAACATACGCTCTTGAGCGGCGTTGGCGTCTTGCGCAGCTTGCACTTGGGCTTTGGCTGCGCTTTTGGCTCCGCCAGCAGCGATAAGACCCCCGCCGATTGCGGTGACGCTGCCGATGATTGCTGCCGCTACCGCGCTCATATTAGCTATCTCCCGCCGACAGCGCCAAAGCCTGTCTATAGTCTATGGTAATTTCTTGCCCCACGCTACCACCTTTGCTCCCCAAAATCGACTGCGAAGCAAACAAGTATATGTCGCCGTGGTTATCCATAAGCATTACGGCGTTAGGGGCCGCAGAATGGTTAGTGTAACGGCCTGCGGGCGTGCGTTTTCCGCCTAACCGCGCGGGCGCGATAAGTTCATATTGCGCGATATTGTCGGACGCAAACACGCCTTTACCGTGGATAAGTGAATCCGCCACCAGCATCTTGTAGCTACCGTGAGGCAGCGGTATTTGGTCTGTCTCGTCCAAAGACATTGACCATACGGTACCCGGGTCAAGCTCATACTCGGCAATCGCTGCTGCAAAATCTTCATGGTCTGCGTTGCAGCTATGGGCCAGCATCAACCTGTTAGCTTTGTGAAATTCTTCCGACACAACGCTCTTGTCGAGAATTTGCGCTTCCAGCGTTTCCACATCCGTCTCGTCGGTTGCGTAGACGTTCTGCCAGCGCACTGTTTCGTGGATGTAAGCAATCTTGCGCCCGGCGCCGCCTACAAACGTTTGCGGCGCGGTCAGTTCCGTCCGCGTGCCGTCCTGGTTAAACAGCGTTATGCGGCCTTCAAGCATGATGTTGACGTGCGAAGCCTTATGGCGGTGGCCGATAACATACGCGCCTGTCGGCAACACGACTTCGCGAATATACACGCCGGGGCCGAAGTGGTGCGTGACCGGGCAGTCGGCCTGCTCCTGCTGTAGAAAAGCCGCCTCTAGGGTCTCAACCTCGGCGTCGGTAAACGCTGATGTTGTTAGCAGGTTTTCAGCTAGCGCCAACATTAGCTGACCAGCCGTCCCGACGCGCGGATGTTGATTGCAGACGCCGTTCCGGCAATCGTCGAGATGAAGCCGCCGCCCGGCAGGACGTGGCCAACCAGTTCCGGAAAGGTGTAGGTCTCGGTTGGCTGGAGCGTCTTGGTCTTGACGATCAAATTGTCGTTGCCTGCGCTGCCCGCTGCCGTCACCAAGTTGACGCTAATCGTCGCAGCCGCGGCGCTGTAGTTGGTCGCCGTGAACTTGTCGATGATCGTCTGCACACCGTTTGAGATGTACTGCGTTGTCTGGCTGTTCTCCGCGGTCTTCGCCGGGATGATGTTGCTGATGTTGACTGCCATGATCTCGTCCTTATGCCGCGAAGCAAATTACTGAAAAGCGCCGGCGCCGGGGTTGATGATGACGTTGCCGCCGACGTTGCCTTGCGTCGTCACTGCAACGCTAGCCTGTTTGATCCGCGCGGTCACGGCGGTGGTGTCAACGCCCACTACGTTAAGCATATACGAGTCAACAGTAGCGTCGATAGCAATGCCAGCATCCCAACCTTGGCTAATTTTTGTGCCCGCCGCCATAAGCGATGTGTTGTCGCCGCCTATGGCCACAATTATATTCCCAGACACGCCACCGCCACCGATATTTTTATACGCTGTAACATTAACGTTGCAAGAAGACGCACTGATCATATAGCAAGGCGTGACGTAATTATTGGCTGTGAGCGTAGCCGAAATCTGGCTACAGTTTTCTATCTCCAGCATATACACGCCTGTCGATAATACGCCGTCGCCTGTAGCGCCGACAATATCTACGTTGTGGCTGCCTTGGATAAAAATACCGCTGTCCGTTGCGCCCGACCGGCCTGCCACCCAAGGGTTGAGTATAAACAGGGATGCACCTTGCTGAACTTCTTTCACGTGGATGCCGTACTGCGCGTAACCGTCTATCACTGGGTTTAGTAAATGAACGTCGCCACAGTTAAAACCCGACCCGTTGTCGATAAAAATACCCTTAGAACATCCCGCGCTCTCTAGCGAGCTTACCCATAGGTCTTGTATAGAGCCTTGGAAATAATACCCATACGCTTGCGTTGCGCCGCTGCCAACCATGTTGACTTGAAAAAACCGGGCTGAAGGGTTGGGCGATGGGCCGCCAAAAGCGCCAATCGGACTGGCGCCATCTACCCAAAGACCATACCAGCGCGCTACGCCCCCGCCGGTCAAATTAATTCCACGGATAGTCGAAAAATCCACGCTCAAAACGTTGCTGACATAGACTTCGGCGAGGTTGTTGTATGTGTATACATCTTCCACAATAGGGTTGCTGCACATGGAGAAGTGCAGCCCGTGCCCTTGCGTCTTGTCGTCGGCGGGGTTTGCAGGGATCGCCGCAGGAACTCCGCGCACAAGGCCAACGCCTTGCACGTTAGCGCCACCGATATAGTCACCCGGAAAGACACCTTCTTGGCTTATCAGATGGTCAGTCGCGTTGTTAACAACAATCGCCGTATGAAGCGCGCCTTGCCCTCTTACAACCGAATATGCCGGGAGCGCAAGACCGCTTGACGAATAATACGAACCCTTACCCAGCGACAAAATTCCCGTGACGTTGAGCGCCCCCATACAAGCATTGTAATTATTAAAACCGGCGTCGTTGATACGTCCGCCGAACCATTCGGGCGGGCAATCAATGCCATCCCAATCGCGCTCCCAGTACAGGTTCGGCGTGTTGGATACGACATAGATGCCTTGCATCGGATCGCTTGGGGCGGTGCCTGCACGGCAAATAAACGCGCCCGCCCGGCCAGGGTCTGTGACATACGCGAGGTCGTTGACGGCTGCCGGAACGCTGGGCAGTTCCGCGATTGTGGCCGTAGCAAACGACCCGATACTAGGAATGTTGTCCATCGTCCACAGCAGAATGTCGGTCGATGTGGTCAGTACAAACTTGTAGGTAGAGTTGTTGTCCAACCACACTTGCGACGGCGGACGCCCTGCTGAGTTCAGGATAATCGGGTTGGGGTTAGCCGTAGCGCCACTGACAGACGTGTAAGTCGGCGCTGGCGTTGATGTCCCTGCGACGTAGGTATACAGCTTGCCGCCCGACAAAGGGTTGCCGTTGTTATCAAAAAATTGCCACCCAGCGCCGCCGAGTGATGAAAGATTAACAGCCATTACCAATCCTTCTGTTTTGCGGGCCGGCGCGTAGCGCGATAATAGGCGACAAAGGCATTTTTGTAAATTGCCGATCACAACCGGCTGGTGGAGTAGCAGTACTGACGCCAGAACCCACCACCGTCGCAGAACGCAAAGAACGTTCCGTTGTTTGGCAGCGTTGCGCCAAAGTCAGAACCGCCAGGCGTGGACAGCGTGACGTTGCCGCCGCTGACATTGCTGACCGCCACGCCTTGGCCGCTGGCATAACCAGACGAAGGGAACGTGATCGTAATCCCTGACGTAACGATCAGCACGTTTGTGCCGTTGCTTGCTGAACCGAGCGTTATTGATCCAGCAACAACATTCTGGCGGTTAGACTGAATTCCGGGCTTGTTGGTCAAATCCGCAAACGACCCTGACGTGGCCACCGTCGCCAAGCCAGTAACGTCGCTGGCGGGGATGGTAGCTGACGCCGTAAAGGCCGACGTGCCGTTGCCCTTGACGTAGCCTGTCAGCGTGGTCGCGCCTGTGCCGCCATTACCGACCGGCAGCGTCCCAGAGACTTGGCTGGTAAGGCTCACGCCGGAAAGAGTGCCGCCCAGCGTCAGCGAACCGCTGCTGGTGACAGTTCCAGTCAGCGTGATGCCGTTGACGGTTCCGGTGCCGGACACGCTAGTGACGGTGCCGACAAATGCGTCGTTCGAGGTAATTGTAAAACTGGGGTAGGTTCCGGTGACAACAGTCGTTCCGGCACCCGTTAATGAGACAATCTGATCAGGGGCTGTGTTTGTGACCGTAATCGAGCCAGCGCCGTTAGAGATGCTTATAGCGGTGCCTGCCGTCAACGTAGCCTTGGTCAGTGTGTTGCCGGTAGTGTTGCCGATTAGCAACTGCCCGTTGGTATAGCTGGTCTGACCTGTGCCTCCGTTGGCGACGTTCAACGTGCCGCTAAGAGTAAGCGTTCCGCTGGTCGTAATCGGGCCGCCAGTAAACAGCAAGCCAGTTGAACCGCCAGATGCATCAACACTGGTTACAGTGCCATTTGACGCCAGCGGCGTTATGGCGGTTGCGGTAAACACATCATTGATCTGCTGTTGCAGTGACGCGGTCAGATCAGACGTGTTTGTCTGCGTTTCCTGCGCCAGCAACGCCAGCATAGCGTCGTAAGTGGCCATCAGCGAGTTAGCGTCGGGTGATGGTCCAACTTCTTGCTGGTTAGCCTGCGTCGCCGTCAGCAGCGACAGAAAGAACCGATACCATTCACGGCTGATTGAGCCGCTGCGTTCGTCGATAAACGGGACGCGGGGCGGCGTGATCTGTGTAGGGTTGATAGGCGTGGCCATCAGGCCCGCGTCCCGCTTAGGATCAGTTCAGCACCCATGATGTAGATGCGCACGGGGTCAGTGCCGGAGATTTCGTACACGCGGTCGCGTATCTTCATAGTCGCGCCAAGGCGTCGCCAGATGGTGCGTTTGTTAAACTGGCCCAACGCGCCCATCGACTTCCAATGTTCGTTTGACCAGGTATGCCCTGCGTCGTCAGAAAAGCGTAGCATGACTTGCGGGTCTGCGCCTTGGCCTAAGTTCAAGCCGACGCCCGTCTCGCAGTCTAGCTGCATGGCGTGTTGGATTGTGCGCGTCAGGTTGTTGGCGCCCGTCGGCAATGCCCGCCACGACCGCAGCCACTTCTGAGGTTGGCCGTCGTCGGCGTAGACGTTCAGGTCAAAAGCGTAAATCTTGCCGTTCTCATAGTCGCCAACCACGTTCGTCACGTTGAAAAACATCTGCGAGTTGCCGCGGTGGCGGTTAAGCTGACCGTTAGAAAACGAAGCGCGCTCATGCCACGCGCCGGTCGCGACATCAAACACCCAAGTCGTGTTAGCGCTAGGGAAGTTCAGCACGTAAAAGCTGTGGCCGTCTTGCTGGTAGGTGTAGCCCACCGCGTCCTCAAGGTCGGCGTATTCCTGCATCTGCCATTCGATAGCGTGCGTCGAGACGCGTTGCCCGATGTAGCCCGCAGCGCGGAATACCATGCCCTGCCCACGAGCGTCTTTGCCCAGCCAGTAAATCTGGTTATCCATCTTGGCGATGCTGTAGGGCGCCGCACAGCCTAGTTCGTTAAACGCGCCTTGGATGCGCGCCAGCGGGAAGTCGAGCGTGCCTGCGTTATACCAAACTTCGGCCGAGTTCGTGCCGTACACCCAAACCTCACGGTGATCGACAAAGACCGCCACGACATCGTCGGGGTTGCCTTCGGCGCTGGCAAACTCCAGCGGGTCAACGCTAGTGCCGTCAAGGAGCGACGTCACCCAAATCTTTTGGCTGTTAGGTTCGTTGAAGGTAAAATAGCCGTCGATATAGCCGACCGTGCCCGCGCCGGGAAAGTCAGGGTCAGTGATCTGCTGAAACACGTCGGTGTTGGCGTTGTAGATGTATCCTTGCGGATTGGCCGCGATGAATAGCTGGATTCCGTTGTCGGCCATGCTAACCGGCCCTGTACCCGCTACAGTGCCTTTGGCGGTGCCAACCCAATTGCTATCAATCTGGTAAAGCGTGTTGCCCGACACGGCGTAGCCGTAAACGCCGTATTGCCACATCCCCCGGATAGGGCCGGTGCCAAGCGTGACCAACAACGCCAGCCCCGGCGCGCGTTGCAAAAACGCAGGCATTTTGCCGCCTTCAGGCACGACTTCGGGGAAAAGGTTGACCATGCGGTTGTCGGCGGCGTTGACGCTGCGCGCGACATACGCCGACCCAAGGATCGGCGTTTGCATCAGTAATTACCCGCGTAGATGTTAAACCGCTGGCGCGAAGCCATAAGACTATACGGCATTGCCATAACGTCGCCGGGGTTGTTGATGCGCTTCAGGTTACGCTTGCTGGTCATGGCGATGCGCATGACTTGTGCCGATGGCGCGACACCAAACTCCGGCGCCATTTCGGACGCCAGATTGTAGCGGAACGCGCGAAGGTAGCCGGGGGGAAACGCCAACACAGTAGCCAGATTGGCGGGCTGAGTCAGTTCCTCAACGGAAATGAAGTGCCATTCCAGATCGCGTGTCGGGCGCGGGTAGACAAACATTTCGATGTCGGGAAACGTCATGTTGATAAAAATGACCTGCGGAAAGGTCGATGTGACCGTCTTGACGGCGATGCCGTCGTATTGCTGCTGGTTGATGAACTTGATGCCGTAGCTGATGCCTGTGCCGGCGTCGCGGAAATAGGTGCTGTCGTCCAGCAACACAGGACGGTTGCCAACAAAGTCGCCGCTTGGCCCCATCGTCCGCGACAGCACACCTGCGGGCCAAGTAAATACCTGGTCTTGCGTGGAAAACACCGACAGTCGTTCGGTGTTCCAGCTATCAATCATCTGATTCATGGCGTTCAGCGCGTCTTGCGACGTTTCGGCTGACGGCACTTCGCCTTCGGCCAGCACACCCAAAAGCCTGAGTGAGCCGTTGATGATGTCGCCAGCAGTCGTCATAGCGGGTTATTCCTGCGTTGCGCGGCGGCGGCTTTTGCGCGCCTGCATCTCGTTTACCGCAGGCGCTGCGTTGTCGCTAGGGTTATAGCGTTCCCAGCCAATTTCTTCATCGCACACTGCCTCTGCTTCCGAAATAGCAACTTTTGCGCCGTGAACGTCGTGGACTAGGTAGATGACCGCCATAAAATCCTCGTAAAAATGTGGCCCCCGGCGAACCGGGGGCCGGGTTAGGTTAGCCCCACATCCGAACGGCCATCTGTGGGCGAATGGTGCTGAACCCGTAAAGAACGTCGATACGGCAAGGCATACGGTCGTTGTTGATGTCGTACTGACGAACAACGCGCAGGCTGATGCCATTATGCACCTGACGCGAAGCCATATCTACGCCCTGGGGAAGCAGAAGGTCGGCGGTCGCAAAGGTGATAGCGTCCTTGTGGTAGATGAGGTTCTGAGCGTACTGGGTGGACGCAGCGCCGACGAACACGATTGCTTTGGCGTTGCCAGGCAGCGTGTTAACGGTAGCGAGCGCGTGGTCAGCCGAGTAGATCGGCGTAACCGTGATGTTACCCGCGCCAGCACCGCTAAGAGTGACGTCCGCGCCAGCAACAAACTGGAACAGCGAACCAGTGCTTTCGCGGGTCTGCGGGTTAACCGCAAAGCAATCAGCAACGGTAAATACGTCGCCAATCTTGACCGTAGCCGAAGCGCCGGCGCCGGTAATAGCAATGGTGGTTGCACCTTCAGCAATAATAGCCGCCGAGGTTGTGCCGCCAGTTGCTGTACGCGAACCAGTGGTGAACTGCTTGATGGACTGCGACATATTGATTTCTTCGTAGCCCAACACGCCGGTGCCCATCATGCCGTTCTTGAACTGCTTGCTGATGGTGTCGGTCGGGCTGAACAGGCCTTTCAAGCCTTCGACCAAACCAGCGTTCGCGGCTGGGTTGACCGTCGCGTAGCGTGGCGACATTACGGCGGCGTTTTCGTTCAGCTTCTGCTGCGCCTGAAGAAGAACAAGCGAAGTGGCTGGCGTGCTGCCCGGCGTGCCCACAGTGTTACCGACGGACAGGAACGCGTTGGCAACGTCGGCGTCGATGCTCGAAGCAAGCTGCGAGATACGAGGCTTGAGTACGCGGTCTGCAAAGTCGTCAAGCTGCATGGTCAATTCAGCGGACGTGAAAGTGATGCCGATGTGCTTCTGGTTGGCAACGGTCAGGGTCGTAAACTGCTCGTTGTCGTCCTGAACCTGAAGGGCAGCGCCGTCGGTGACGAGAGCGCGGTCAGGCAGACGGATGCGCAGCGTCGAACCGATCTTGGCGCCTTCAACAGCAAAGCTGTCGTCGTACTGGCGGTTGACGTTGCGGGTAAGCACAAGGTTGTTCTCAAGAATTTCGAGAGCCTTGCGGGTGATCATGTCAATAGTAAGAATTGAGTTAGCCATAGGGGTTTCCTAAGTTAGCGGTTGCGTTGTGCCTCGAACTTTTTGATCTGCCGTAGCCGCTCCGCTTCGATCCATTCTGACGTACTCATCGACTTGGTCGAACGAGGGTCGGTGGTGTCATAACGCGGCGTTCCGTTGGAACGGGCCGTAACAGGAGCAATCGGTGCCGGGGCGTTGGAAGTTTTTTTCGACAAAGGCGCGGACCCAAGCCGCACCTCGATCATTCCTATTTCCCGAGCCTGCAAGATAGGTTCCAACCGCGCAATGCGGCTTGCTTCTTTCGGGTTGGCACCGAGGTGGTAGACCACATCGGGGCCAATATCAGAAGCTTGGATTGCTCGCGCCATCGTTTCGGTGATTGAGAGTTCGGGATTGTACGCGACCTGCTCGAAGTCATCGTATTTGTCCCGCGCTGCTTCTTCACGTTCATGATAGGACGCAAGCATCGCGCTTTGCTGGCGTTCCGCGTCGCGGCGTGCCAGCAACTCCTCGGCCTTACGCTCTGCCAAAGCATCGGCGTAATCCTCGTAAGTCTCAAACTGCTCTGGGGTAATGCCGGCGACCGGCACTTGCCGGGCCTGCACTTCCGCAGTGCGTTGGGACTGTTCGCGCTCCCACTTACGTTGCTCTCTTGCGAGCCTCTTGCTGACAATGGCGTCCAGTTCTTCCTGGGTGAAAGTCTTGGACGGTTCCTGCTCAACAGGCTGCTCATCCGGCGTCGTGTTTTCTGCGGGCTGGATTGCTGCCGTGGCTTCCAGTTCCGGCGCGGAGGCATCCGCTTCGTTTGGGACATTCTCGTCCATGTATAACCCCTATGGAGTTCCCGGTGAGCCTCGCCGGTACGGTCATAGGCCAGAATACAAGGCTTGTTGCAAACTGGCAAGTCAAACAAATATCAAACGGCGCGCTTACTTTTCAAGTTTGGCCACGCGGGCGGTAAGAGCGTCGATCTTGGTGTTCGCCTCTTGCAAGGCTTTGGTCAGGATCGGCACCAATACGCTGGCCTTGAGCACCTTGTGGCAGATGCCGTCTTTGGTCGGGTGCGCGGCATCTTGGACAAGACCGGGGAACACCTGCTCGATCTCTTGGACGAGATTGTTGCCGTTTTCCGTTTTAAGATTGCTCTGCGCTTGATCCGGGCCGTAACCAGAAAACAACGCAATACTGCCCCCCCAAACCAAGGGCAACACTATTACGTAGGGCGACACCAAAACTCATGGGTCAGTTCTTGTTAAGCGGCTTGCAATACACAGTTCCGCCGGTTGACACTTGGATCGCGCTGACGCGCCACGGTGAACCGTTGGTGTTGACAGTCAGCGCAAAAGGAATTGGCGTAAATGGCGGAATTGGCGTGCTGGCGGTCGTAGCGACAGCGCCGACGCCGACTTCGATATAGCAAGCCTGGTCAGACCACACCACAACACCTTGCGCGCCGGGAGGCCATGCGGTCGTGTTGCCCGCCGTACCAGTGTACGCGACGCTGTAAGCAGGATAGTCAGCTTTGCTTAGGGGGTTCAAAAGTTCCATGGCCAATCCTTACGCCAAAAATTTCAGCTTGTAGAGGGTAGAGTAATACAGCCCGAAAATCTCATCGATGATGTTCTGGAGCGGTGTACACTCCTTATCGACGACTTTATACCGCATCGCCGTCAATTCGTCCACTTGACCTTCAAGGAACTCAACGACGTTGGTGGTCTTTTTGGCGGTCATAAGCGAGATGGGCCCAATCAGACCGTATTTGCCTTGATAAGCTTCAGCAAAATTGTCGGTTAGATCAATGATATTTTCATAAAATTTCTGCAAAGCCTTATGCTTGGCATAGCTGCGCGTGTTCAAATGCGTGCTGTGCGTCACGTCGCGGGCGAGGAACAGGGCCCCTACAAAGTCAGCGCAAGTCATGCCATCATTCCTTCGGGGGCTTCTGGAGCCATCTGGGGGGCTTCTGGAGCCATCTGGGGGGCTTCGGGGGCCATACCACCCTGTGGTTCCTGCCCTTCACCCGCGTAGGGCATCTCACGCGGCTCTTTTGCTTCCGGCATCCGGGGCATACCCCCGGAAAGATCGCCAGTTTCAATAGCTGCGTGAATGGTGCCCATAACGATATCTTGGACTTGTTCGGGCGACATACTGTTTTGCATGGCGCTTATGCGCTTGGTTTCGGCATCGTAGGCGTCCACTTGAGCCTTGTATTCCTTGATGTCCACTTCGCGTTGGGCAACGCTGTCCTGCACATGGCTCATAATGTCCGACATACGGTTTAGCTCTTGCGTCATGGCTTCTATCTGCTGATGCGCTTGCATCATCTCAGGCGACTGGTCGCCTTCCGACAGAACTTTCGGGTCGAGAATCTTCTTGAACCGTGCCGCTATTTCTTGCGCGCCGGGCCAGTCCATGTTCTTGATGAACAGATCGCCTGCCACAGACCAAAGCTGCGGGTTGGTCTGTAGAATCTGGCTCATGGCATCTAGGGCTTCCTGACGCTTGGTCATGTAGCCCGGGCCAGTCGTAACCATCACATCGTAAGTGCCGACAGTGGGGTTGTAGATTTTCTCTACCATCGCGCCGTCCTGGTCGCGGACTTCTTTAACCGGTTCGGGCTGCGCCGGGTTAAACTTGACCATGCTGACTTCATTATCAATACCGATGATGCGCGCGACACGTTGCGTGTCGTAAATCTTGGGGATTATGTCGACAATCTGCCGCGTAAGCTGGCGGATAGCGCGGGCAAGGTTGTCAACGTAATGGTAGGTGCCCACGTCGCCCTGCTTCTCGCGGGCAAGAATGGCCTTACCTGAACGTTCGTTGCCCTGCATCCCCAGACTGGCATCATATTGGCCTGTTGTGCCTTTAATGTCGTCTGCGGCGCCCATCTTGGCCTGAATCAAGGCGGTCTGGGGTAGCGGAGGCTGCGCGCGTTGCGGCAGCGGCAAGACGTTGCCCGCGCCGTCGGTCACGTCCGGGTTGACCTCCAGATACGGCCAGTTGTTTACGTTGGCCGTTTTCCATTGGTTCTCATAGCCTTCAAACTGGCCACCGTAAGCAATAAAGGGTGCCTTGGGTGCCAGCGCCAGCATTTCAGCCTCTTGGCTGTTGTGCGTTGGTACCATCGCGTCCCCCGCGAGGAACAAATGCGTCGGCGTATCTACGCCGATGCACCTTACAGGGACCGAAGGCACGCGCTCGATAGATGATATAGTGAACCGCTGAGTGCGGCGCGGGTGCGCCTTGCGCTTCCCGACCCCAGCTTGCTTGCGCGGCAGGCAGAACGGCTGGGTGCCAGCCGGAAGCGAGAAAGAAAACTGCCACGAGTCCGCGCACTGGTATGTCTGTCCGGAGGGAAATTTCTGCATCAAGCCCGCACGTTCCAGCGCGATAGCCTTCAACCCCAGCGAGCGTAGAAGTTCTTCCATGCCTCCTCGCAGGCTATCCAACACCGTCGTAAACGAGCATTGCCCATTGGCGCTGATGGACCCATCAGTGTCCATAAGGCCCCTCAGAAGTTCGAGGCGCTGCTCGCGGGACGCCCGCAGGTATTCGGCGGGGATATGCTTGCGGCCTAGCAGGCCCATCTCGGCCATACGCCCGCGCACGCCGTGCACCGTGAAGCGGAACGTGGTGCTGGACTTCCGCACCGCGCCTACATCCAGTCCTTTGGCCTTTAGCACCGCGCGCATAGGTTCTATATCTACCGCGCCCTGAGTAATCTGCGGGTTGATCGTGTCTCCATCTCCGAGCCATACGCCGAGGAAATAGGGATCCAGGGGTAATTCAACTTGTGGGCAGTCGAGCGGCGCGGCCATCTTGATGAAGTGCGTTCCCGCAACCAATTCGCGGGTGGGGATAGTCTTATCGGACCAGTCCCAAGTGGTAGCCTTGCGCGCGCCGCGCGCCTCTACAGCCCACAGGTGTTCGCCGTCTGCAACGATGGTGCTCCCGTCGTCGAACGCCACGCGGTAGCAGTCACGGTTGATGAACACCGGGCTTAGACCCTTAACCAAGCAAGGCTTGCCGTGTTCGTCGAATACTGTATCGCCGGGGACTAGATCGCCCATGACAGCCCAGCCTGAAGGCGTCGGGACTGGCGTGTCGAGGGCCAAGGGGCACCAATAATTATACATCCGCTGGGCGTCCTTGGCGTTACGCACAAGGCCGCTGATGTAAATGCGTCCCTCGACTTCAAACTCGTTGCCTATCACGCGGACTACAGGAATCCATTTGCCCGGCCATTCCCGTTCTTCTAAAACGTCAAAGCCATTGGTTTTCATCCACATGACCTTATTACGGCTTACGTTACGCTTGCGAACCGGCGGGCCAAAAGATGCGGTCAACTGTTTGTCGCGATTCGTTCCCGAGAACGCTGTTTGGTTGTCGGGGTAAAGATGCAGAACAGCCGGTTCATGGGCGCAATAGAAATACTCGGCAATACGGATTGTGTCTTCCGCCAGCCATTGAGCCATGCTTTCGTTGCCAACGCCTTGCGCCATCAACGTCGATACCGGCGAGGCGTCAGGAAACATTTCCTCGTATTCGGTCTTAAGAATGTCCTCGGTGATAAAACACCATTTGGCGTCAGACCCTGTAGGGTCTTGAATTGTCGGGTCCATGTAAACGCTAAAGGCGTTGCGGACGCGCTTGATGCGAATGTCCTGGTCAAACGTCTCGTCGTTGCAATACTCGGTCAACAAGCGAATGTAGCCTTCGCCGTAGGTCACCTGGTTATCGCAAGCCGTATCGTATGCCACGTCGGCGTCAGACATATACTCTATATGCCGCACAATGCCGTTAAAAATCTCCGCCACCTGCACGTCGGCGGCGTCGTCGGCGGGGATGACTTTACCGCTGGGCCGATTCTGCCGCTGGTCGTTTGTCACTTGGCGGACGTGCTGCGGCAGCTTGTTGATTGTCAGGCATGGGCGGCTGTTGATCGTCTGGCCCTGCACGCTACCGCGGGTGGCCAGCACATCGGCGGGCCACTGCCACTGGTTGTCAGGACTGCCGGCCATAAACCGCAAATCGTCCAGTTCGTCCTCGCGGCTGTCCGAATACGCGGCCATGGCCATCTGGAGGCGGCTGCGCATGGTAGCCATCTTGCTATCGTCGTCGCCCGACGACTTCGTGGGGTTCGACCCTATGTTGGCGACCTTGCCAACCATGTTCATGCCTGCTGCGTCGGCCATAATGCTACTTCTTGCCCATTTTTGTCGGCGTTTCTTTCATCCGCGTGGTAATGCTGATGATATCTTTGCCGCCGGAAGTAGCCAGCGGCTTGCGCGCCAGCGGAATAGCGTCAACTTCAGCCTTTGGGACCTTCATTTTCAACGCTGCGGGCGGCTTAATCATGTTCATGCGAGCCATTATTTGCCTTTCTTGGCAGTTTTGGCGCTGTTCTTAAAGTCTTTGGCCGTCGGTGCGCCTTTGGTGCCAACTTTACGCATCTTTTCGTTAGACCCCGCCGCAATGCGGGCTTTTTTAGCGTTAATGTTAGCGTATAAACCGGGTTTCATTAGCATTTCCACCGTTTGAGGCTGGCTTTGGCACGTTCGCCGTCTTTAGCTTTAGCTGCAACCGCGCCCATACGGGCGCAAAATGATGCTTTACGCCCTGCGTCGGCTTTTGTCTTGGGGTTTGGTGCTGGCGCTTTAAGATTTGAGCCTGTTTCGCGGTTGTATTTCTCTCGACCTTTTGCCGTTAGCCCCGCGCCCTGAGAAACAGACAGTTTTTCCCCGCGTCCAACAGCCAACGAAACAGACTTCTTCTTGTCGGCCACGCTACGACCCCATCCAACTAGTAGCAACACCGGCGGGAGAATACGTGGCGGAGCGTCGGCTGTCAACGCGGCCTTCGCGGAACTCGCGTGACGCTACAGAAAACGCAAACGTCAGCGCGATGGCGTCCGCCGCGTCAGGTGACGCCAACCCGTGCGCCTTCATGTCCTTTTTGCTTTCCAGAAACAGCGTGCCCTTGCTGTCGGGTTTGGTGCGCGGCGCGATCAGGTCGGTTTTCAGAAACCTGTCCGCAGGCAGCGCCGCGTCTTTGAGCCAGTCGCGCATGTTCCCCCACATCTCGGCGCGTTTGTTGCCCCACATGATCTGGTTCTTGGCTTTGCTGCCAAAGTTGACGCCCCTGATCTTGTAGCGTTGTTCCTTGAGCCTATCGACGACGCCGGCGCCTAGACCCCCTTCATCCACGCACACTAGCGCCGGGTTATACTCCTCGATGGCGTCGATGACGTGGCCGACGACTTCCATCGTGTCCGCGCCGCGCAGTCGTTTGAGCGTGATAACATCCCGGCCCTTGCGCACGGCGATGACGGTGGCGTCTGAGCCAAACCGCGCCGGGTCAACGCCGATTACGATGGGCGCGCTGATGTCCTTGTGCGGGAGGCGCTTCATGGCGTCGTCAACGACGTTGCTGGCGATGAACTGGTCATCACCTTCGTTGGGAAAGCTGCCGTAGACCTCGACGTTAGCCTGGTAGCTGTCGGCCCCGTACTCGTCGATGATGCGCTGGTAGGTATTCTTGTCGGTGCCTTCCACGTTGCGCGCGTCGATGTTGCGCTGGCGCCAGAACGACCGCTTGCCGTGGAACGTCTCATAGAAGTAGCCGGTGTTGCGCCGGGGGTTAGAAAACGCCAGATGAAAGCGGTGTGGCGTATTTTCCGTGAAGAACCCGTCGCTGACCGACCAGATGCTGTCGGGAATACCGCTGGCCTCATCGAAGATCAGCATCACGCCGTCCTCGTTGTGCAGCCCTGCGTAGCTGTCTGGGTTCTCCTCCGACCACAGCCGGCCCTCAACTGACCAGTAGCGTGTGCCTTTCTTCAGGTCACGCTCGACCAGTTCTGTCAGCCATTTGGCGGGCATGATGCGTGTGGCGGCAATCTCGAACCAGTGGCTGTTGATGGTCATGGTCAGCCACTTGGTAATCTCGGCCCATGTGACCGAGCGTAGCTGCGCCTCGGAGTTGGCCGACACGATGACCGACGCGCCGATGCGCGTGGATATCATCCAGATGACCAGCCAACTGACGAGGGCCGACTTGCCAATCCCGCGCCCAGACGCCACGGCTTCCCGAAACACGTCAAAGTCTACCTTGCCGTTGTTGCCGCGTATGTGGTCGCGAATGTCGATCAGTATCTGCCGCTGCCATTTGCGCGGGCCCGTGTGTTTGGCCAGCGGCGTGCCGGGCTCGCCCCACGGAAACGCCAGCAACACGAACGCTAGCGGGTCGTCTTTAATCGTGGGCGACCACAGCCTCGTCATCAACTCTTGCTCGTCCGAGGCTCTGTAGATGGTCTGCTGCATGGCGGGTGTTGTCCTCTATCTGCGTCACGTCGGTATACGTCCCTTCGATGACGCGCGTTTGCGCTTTCTCCAGCGCGCCAGTGATGCTAATTCGCTGATCAATAGACACGTCAAGCTGTTGCTTCGCTACCCACCCATGTTGGTGCTTGAGAATGTCCAGCGCGGCGCGGGAATCGCCCGCTTCGGCGGCGGCGTATAACGTCTTTCCCGCCGTCCACTCGCCGTCAGCGCGGCCTTTCATTTCGGCCAGATCAACCAGCGGGTCAAATTCCGCCATCAGCCGGTATTGGCGCGGCGTCAAACCGGCACGCATGGCGAGGCTATCGCCCTTTAAGCCGTAACGGGCGGCTTCGTAGATGGCTTCCAAACGCGCTTCGGTGGCTTCAACGCGGTCAGGTGCGAAAGGCATTGAATAGAAGGTCATGGCCGCACGATAATCTGTTGGCGTTTGCGTGACAAGAGGAACGAGCAAGCGGGCGGGCGGGGGGGTAGGCAGGAGGAAGGTAGGAGAAAGGTAGGAGGGAGGTAGGGGAAAGGTAGGAGGGAAGTAGCAAGCGGGCGGGACGCCGTCCCCTTATTGCCCGCCTGCTGCCGACGACGTGCGTCTATGGCTATACATACTAGAAAGCCAACGTGTGTGTCGGGGCGGGACAAAAATAAAAAAAATAAATTTTGTTTGCCCCTAGGTTTTGCAAAAATAAATTTTGTTTGCCGTTAGGTTCTGCAAAAAATAAATTTTGTTTGTGGTCCCTGCCTGTCACAGACACACGGCCGTCGGCCCCCACCCCCCACCCCCCAAGCAGCGGCAAAAAGCCGGCGCGGGCCGCGCGCGCCCGGCGCGGGTGCTTTTCCCTGGCTTGGCAATCTGGGCAATGAAAACGCAAGCCGCGGCTAGGGTAAGCCGCGCGGGGCTTTCGCGATCGGGAGCCGATTGGCGTTCTAGGTAGTAAGATGACAAGTTCGTTTCAGACTTTTCATCGCACTACCTAGAACGCCAATGTTTGCGGTCGGGAGCCGATTGGCGGTTTAGGTAGTGAGCTGACAAGTCCGTTTTAGACTTTTCATCGCACTACCTAAACCGCCAATGTTTGCGCGCGGATTGGCGTTATAGGCAATCTAGGTAGTGCGTTTTCAAGTCCGGCGATAAATACGCGCTAGGCAGTTCTGGGCGTTCTAGGCAATCTAGGTAGTGCGTTTTCAAGTCGGGCAAATGCGCGAGTGACCGGGCCATTACAGCTATTAACCTATTTGGTTATATATATATTTTTCGTTTAACTTATGTATAAAACACTACCTATACCGCCAATCGGCCATTAAACCCTTGGCGCATAAGCGTATTTTATAGGCAATCCAGCCCCTTCCCATTACCTAACCAGCTACCTAACCTTATCGCAACAAATTAGTTGACAGGCATTGACCGCTGGCGCATAAACCGGGGCAACAACCCACCAACCAAGGAACCCGCCCGTGACAATCGACCTATCAGCCACCACCCGCTTCATCGACGCGCAAAAGACAGCCGCGTTTGCCGACGCCGCCGCCCGCAAGGCCTACGCCGCCGCGATGGCTGAGCCGCGCAAGGCCTACGCCGCCGCGACGGCTGAGGCGGGCAAGGCCTACGACGCCGCGACGGCTGATGCGGACAAGGCCTACGCCGCCGCGATGGCTGAGCCGCGCAAGGCCTACGCCGCCGCGACGGCTGAGCCGCGCAAGGCCTACGCCGCCGCGATGGCTGAGCCGCGCAAGGCCTACGCCGCCGCGACGGCTGAGTCGCGCCAGGCCTACGACGCCGCGATGGCTGAGCCGCGCAAGGCCTACGCCGCCGCGAGGGCTGAGGCGGGCAAGGCCCACACCGCCGCGATGGCTGAGCCGCGCCAGGCCTACGCCGCCGCGAGGGCTGAGGCGGGCAAGGCCCACACCGCCGCGAGGGCTGAGGCGGGCAAGGCCTACGCCGCCGC